GCTCCGACCGCGGCAACTGCTGATGTAACTACAATCAAGCAATGGATAATTGCGCAAAGGCTCGAAAAAAAAACCTATAAGGCGGTCTTGCCGAATTGTGCAGCTGACAATGAGGGCATCATCAATTTCACCACGACCGGCATTGTGTGTGGCGATGTTGCCTACACCACAACTGAGTACACCGCTCGAATTGCAGGGGTGGTTGCAGGACAGCCAAATGATCGGTCAATCACTTACGCAAAGCTAGGTGACATAACCGAGATCACACCAATCGAAAACCCTGACGAGGCTATTGACAAGGGTGAGCTTATCATCATCTTTGATGGCGAAAAGCACAAAATCGGACGTGGGGTTAACTCTCTGCAATCGGTAACTGGCAATAAAACTGAAGATTGGCAGAAGATTAAGGTTATTGACGGCATGGACATTATCGTTGGCGATATTCGTTCCACTTTCCAAGACAAATATGTGGGATTGGGCGGTTCGTATGATAACAAGTGCCTGTTCTTGACTGCTGTTAGTCAATATCTTGAAGGTCTTGCACGAGCCGGTGTTCTCTATGATGCCTACGACAATCATGCAGAATTTGACATTATCGCCATCGCTGAACACGTGGGGCCAGATGCACAATCCATGACCGAGGATGAAGTCAAGCATGCCAACACAGGCTCGTGGATTTTCCTTCTTGCATTTGTAAAATTCGAAGATGCAATCGAGGACTTAAAATTATTAATTCATATTTAGAAGGAGGTAAACGATTATGGAAAGACCTACAGCGCCTAGAGTCATGAGTGGCTCTGGCGGTAAGATTTGGTGGGACGGCGATCCCATCTTTGAAATCATCTCGTTCGAGGCGAAAGTGCCTATCGACCGAGAGGATGTATCCTTCGCCGGAGAGCTTGTCAGCGATAGTAAGATGACCGGTTGGAGCGGTGAATACACAATAAAAGTGAGAAAAATCTTCTCAACCGCACAAGAGAAGTTTGCGGAGGCGATTAAATCAGGGCGCGATATCCGCACTTCTATCTTCGCAGCACTTGACGATCCCGATGCGTATGGTGCAGAACGACTGGCGTTATATAACTGTTGGATCAACGAACTGCCACTTATGAATTGGGAAAACAAGAGTCTAGGCGAAGAAGAAATCAGTGGCGGATTCACCAACTTTAAATTTTTAGATACAGTTACAAGGAGGTAACTAATGGCTAAAGTATCATTAAAAGAACTATTGGAACGTAAAGAAAAACTGCTTAACAAAAAGGAAAAGACCGGCAATGTTTTTGTTAAAAGCCTTGAAGGTACAATTAAAATCAAAGCGCCAACAGCGAGCTTAGCAAAAACCGCACAAGAAATGGACGATGGCGATGCATATCTTGTTTATCAATGCGTGATTGATCCGAACTTGAAGGATACTAACCTACAAAAAGAATTTGAGTGCGATGAGCCGATTGAGATTGTGGAAAAGATTTTTGATGTCGGCGAGATACCGCAAATCGCTGTTGAAATCCTAAAACTAGCAGGATATGTTGACGGCGTAAAACTGGTTGATGACATAAAAAACTAATCAAGGGCGACTCTGAGCTGTACATGTTACACCATTATATGCAACTTGGGGTTAGCCTTGAATATTTACTGAATTTGTCTGCCCTAGAGCAGGCTTTTTATTTGTCCTCAATCAAACTTTGGAGTGAGGAGGAAAACCAAAAATGGCAAGGAAAAACATAGGTGCAAACATCAGCCTCGTTGACCAGTTCACAGGCACATCCAAGAAGTTCCTAACATCCATAACCGGTATGTCCTCCGCTACCACTAACGCAACAGGCAATTTAAAGAAAATGTCCAAGCAAGGTGCAAGCACAGGCTCATCAATAATGTCTATGGCAAAAACTGTGGTGGGCGCGGTTGCCTCGTTTGCGGTTATAAAAAAGGGCGTTGATTTTCTTAAAAGTTGCACCGAGGCAGCACAAAATGCTGAAGTTGCAACACGGCAGTTGGAAACTGTCATGAAAAATACAGGAGCGACCGAGGCACAAATCACCGCTGTCAAAAATGCGGGATCGGCTTTATCTTCCTATACTACTGTCAGTGGCACGGCTGCAAAGATGGGTGGCGCTCAGCTTGCTGTGTTTGGCTTGCAAGCATCTTCCATTGAAAAACTAATGCCGGCACTTGGCGACATGGCTGTCGGGATCAACGGAATAAATGTCAGCCAAGAGCAGATGGAAACAACCGCAAAGATGCTCGGTAAGGCCATGACCGGTTCAACTGTTGCACTTCGCAAAGCCGGCATCATCATTGATGAAAATGGACAAAAAATACTCAAAAGCGGCACGGAAGCCGAGAAGTTAGAAGTCATCACCAATGCTGTTGCCAAGTCCTATGGTGGCATTGCAAAAGTCATGGCAGAAACTCCCGAAGGGCGCATTATACTCATGCAAAAAGCGTGGAAAGGTGTCAAAAAAGAAATTGGCGATGCGGTTCTTCCTATCTACACTAAAATTCTCGACATGATTTACACCAAAGTGCCGATGATTAAGGACATGATCTTAAGTGCCGTCCGAGGTATTACTCCTGCCTTTGCATATTTCAGCGATAAAGTCTTGCCTTTCGTTTCAAGTGCCATCGAATATATCGGTAGTATTGCAACTCGTGTGTTTAGTAGCGTAGGCAAAGCAATCACAACTGTCAAAGAAAAAATGTCGCAACTGTCGATTGGTGGTAATGGCGTGGGTGATGCACTTACAAATGCTTTCAATGCGGCACAGCCCATAATCTCTTGGATTATCGATGTCGGACTTCCAATGGCGGTTAGCTTTATCGGCGATGTGATTATAAAGGCAACCGAGCTATATAACTTCTTCGCAAGCAACTGGACACAAATCGAGCCGTGGGTGTTAGGTATCGCCGGAGCGATAGCAACTCTCAAGTTCGTTTCATTTTCGTATGCTGTTGCCACAAGAATCATGGAAGGCGCAACCAAGGCGTGGACTGTAGCGACAAACATCGCAAAATGGGCGCAAGTTAATCTTTCGATAGCCAAATTGTCTGACATAAAAGACACAATCATTCTAAAAGCACTCTACACAAAAGATGCCATTGTCAAAGGTATTTCAACGGCGGCTACTTGGGGGCAGACTGCAGCCACTTGGGCGGCGAACGTTGCAACATCCGCTCTTACAGCGGTGCAGTGGCTATTAAATGCTGCGTTCCTTGCCTCGCCTATTGGGTGGATTGTGCTTGGGATTGGACTAATTGTTGGTGCTTTCATCCTACTATGGAAGAAATCAGAGGGTTTTCGCAACTTCTTCATCAACATGTGGGAGCGAATTAAAACAAGCGCAAGTGCTTTTATAAACTGGATAAAGCCTGTGTTTCAAGCCATTGGCAAGTTCTTCATCACACTTTGGAACGGAATAAAAAACGTTTTTATTGCAGTTTGGAATGGCATCAAATCAGCAGTAACAACAATTGTCGGCGGTTTAGTGACTGCTGTCAAATGGTACTTTCAAACTTGGTGGACTGTAGTTTCAACAGTATTCACAGCAATTTGGAACACAGCCGTTAGCATTTGGAATGGGATTAAAAATGCTGTAACTTTTGTCGTTGGTGGAATTGTGACAGCCGTGCAATGGTATTTCAATCTTTGGTGGACTGTGGTTTCAACAGTTCTAACCACTATCCGAGATGTTATCACCACCATTTGGCATGGCATATCGTCCACAGTAATTGGCGTTGTTTCTTGGATTAGCACTGGTATATCCAACGCTTGGAATTGGATACTCACAACAACAACTAATGTGTTTACTACAATTAAGGACACGATTGTCGGCATTTTCACTTCTATTTGGACTGGGATAAAAACGGCGATCAACTGGATAATCACGGGAATAAATAAATTCACAGCAGGAATTGCAAAAGGCATCAATGGGATTACAGGCGTTATTTCTCTCATCCCAGGCGTTGAAATCGGTCAAGTAACCGCCCCACAAATTCCGCTACTTGCAACGGGGGGCAATATAACGCGAAAGGGTACTGCACTTGTTGGTGAGGCAGGGCCGGAGCTGTTGAATCTGCCTAGAGGTGCAAGTGTTACCCCATTAGAAAAAGCAAGCAACGTGCAGAACCATTTTGAAATCAATATTAATGGTAGCAATTTGGGTGTTGACGAAATACTAAATATCCTTGTGCCGAAATTGAAACTGGCTATTGCCAATATGTAGTTTGACAAATTAAACATTTTGTAGCATTATCAAATCTGAGGTGTTGATTATGATTGAAAAATTAGCTTGCAAAATGGGACGTAATGATGAAGTGCCGAACATTGAGTTGGCAGAATATCTTTGCCAAAAAAATGATGCTACCGGAATCAAAGAAATAGTAGATGGTTTGAAAGGCAAGGATAAAGCGGTAGCCAATGACTGCATTAAGGTTTTATATGAAATTGGCGAAAGAAATCCAAAGCTAATTAGTGATTATGCGGATGACTATATTTCCTGCCTCTATTCACCGAATAATAGATTAGTGTGGGGTGGCATGACGGCATTAGCTAAAATTGCCGAACATGCTCCAAAGCCTATTTTTGAGAGATTAGATGTAATTGTATCGGCATATGAGAATGGTAGCGTAATCACAATTGACAATAGCATGAGTGTATTTGCAGGACTATGCAAAGCTGGTTATGGAAAAACTGTTCTTCCAATAATCACAAAGCATCTTAAAGAATGTAGACCAAAAGAAGTCCCGCAACACGCTGAAAGAGCATCCATTTGTTTTAATAGCGATAATGCAAACGAATTCATCGAAGTTTTAGAATATCGCAAGCTCCACTTGGCATCAACAGGGCAAGCTAGGA